TTAGGATTGGGACTTCCCGGTCGTAGAAGCAAAACCTATAAATGCTAACGATGAGCATTTCTTGATGGCCGCTTAAGGCCTCAACAAAGCTGGCAACTTTGTCACCAGACAGCCCTACAGCCCTTCGGGGCTGTAGTAATACTAATTTTTCAAGAGTTTATTATGAAAAAAATCCTTATTGCAATGGCACTAGCCGCTGGTTTTACATCAGCACAAGCCGCAGACGCCACAGTGTACACTGGTCGTAACTATACAACTGGTCAGAATCTGATCGGTTTTAATGCCACAGTGTTTGAAACTCCCAAGCTCAATGTTGCGCTTGGAGCTGATCGCACTGTTAGTGGGGTAGATACCTACCGATTTAATGCAGTGGCTGGTTATACTTTCACTAAATTCATGGGCATGGACGTTGTGCCTAAACTGGGGCTAAGTTACGTTACTCGTAACAGTGCTGCAAACGGATATGCCGCAACAGCTGGTGTTGGTCTGGAACGTGTTCTAGACAAAAACATCACACTAATTGCTGATTATCAATACCAAAAAGGTCAAGATGCCGTAAGTGCTCTTGACGGCAGTATTGTAACCGTTGGTTTGAACTTTAAGTTCTAAGTCGGTGCCCACTAACAGTGGGCATTGATTTTAAACGGAATGTTGGCCGAGTGGCCGAAGGCACTTTCCTGCTAAGAAAGCATACCTCATAAGGGTATCATTGGTTCGAATCCAATACATTCCGCCACTTAAACGGTTATTGATATGTGGAAACTGTGGGCAAAAGCACTAGGTGAAAAAAGTGGTGCTAGCGATACGGAAGCCGATCGTATTGCTTTGATACGCACATTACTAATACTAATAAATGTATTAACAAATTTTGCGATTGTAGTAGGCATTATAAGGCATTGGTAATGAAATACATACAGCATTTTACACCCCAAACTTTTTTAGTTTGGAGTTTAGACGAATTTGGATTTTTAACAGTTAATGTAGTAAAACTAGATTAGGTTCCTTAACTCAGCGGTAGAGTGCCACCTTTACACGGTGTAGGTCGTAGGTTCAATCCCTACAGGAACCACCATTTATAGAGAACAATAATGCAACAACTAGATCTTTGGCCTTTTCCAGTTAATACCGAACTTGAATCACTGGAAACTTTTCCTACTATCAAAGAAACAATCGAAGCCAATCATATTCGAGTAGTTCACTTATTTGATAAGTTTTATCCATACGGCGGAACAACGGTTGCTTATAAGCCAGTAAAACATGATAAAACAGGTTATCCTACTGGAAAATTTGCTTATGTTGCGGTTGCATACTGTAATACAAAAGATCGTTATGATCGCAAAGTAGGTCAACAACTTGCTGTTGAAATGTTGATGGATGGACAAAATATTTTGCTTCCTATTTACATTTGCAATAGGCCTGTGGTTGCTATCAGAGAAATTTTTGAAGATGTTTTAGCACCGCAATTTAAGTTGTCACCACCTTTTGGATGGTAAAACAAACCCAGCTACGGCTGGGTTTTTTGTTTGAAAATTCCTTACTTGATTTTTGTTTTACTTTTTGATATAATATATTTTCCGTAACAATTTATTAACATTTTAACCCACAAATTATGCAAATTTATTTTGGAAAAGCCTCCGACGAAGTTATTGATGCTACTGGATTTAATGGACTCTTTGTTAGCAAAGACAGTGAAACCTTTTATACTTATGGTATTGATTTTGGAACTATGGGTACTGATGAAATTGCTATCTATGATGGACTTGATAGACGTGTTCCGATCGATGTAGAAGCAATTGACGACCTTATTAGTGCGCTGGAAAAAGTTCAACAATATCGCGATCAAGTTAAAGCTGCTGAGCAATTTTCAAACAATGTTACAAGCTCTAATTTTTCCATTTCGATCTAATAGTTTTAAATTGATTGTAAAAGATCTACCAAGTACTCCTGGCGTATTAACTTTTACAATTTTAGATTTAGTAGCTAAACATTTACGAAAAGGTGGAATATATTGCTTCTACGATCAGGAAGTATTAGAAGTATTAAAATACTTAGCCGAACACGAAGCCATCTTTTTAGAGCGCGTATCAGATACACAGGTTTATAAAATAGGAAAAAAACAATATGACAAAACAAAATAATAACACCACAGAATCCAAAAAGAAAAAAGCAACTAAACCTCAGCCACAAAATTCTGGTGTAAGTTTTACACTTGGGGATCGTGCCCGAATTAAGCTCGGTAAGTCTTGATGAGCTTTTTTACTTATTATTGTATTTTTGCAATCGCTACAGCAGTTACTAGTTGTTTTTTCTTTTTTATTCCCAGACTAAATGCAGCCAAAGACAAAGGTGTAGAAAACGATTTGGTAAATAATCCAAAAATCAGTGCTTTAATCTATATTCTTGTGGGTTGTGTAATTGCCCCCGTACTTTTTTGCATTTTAATTTTGCCGGGCGTTGCTAAAAATTACATGGAAGGTCTAGATAGAGTTCTTATGGAAGAAAAATCTTGACTTGATTGTTGAGTAAATTTCTTATATAATATCTGTTCATTCAATCGGAGAACACCTTGAAACTTATTGATTTTAATTACAAAAAACAAAATGGCGAAGTTACTACGCGGGTTCTTGCTGTAACCAACGAGCCAAATAAATTTTTTGAAGGAATTGATATTAGTCATCTTTCTACGGACGAGTTCGCCGGATTTGTTAATGAATATAGCGAAATTTTAGACTCATTCAAACAACAACAATTGAACCTGCTGCAGTCGTTTGATTTGAAGCATAACTTTCGTAGATTTACCCCTGAAAATATGTTTGATGTAGAGATTGAGCATGTCTAAGACCAGAATCTGGGAAGATTCTTTAGTCGGCGCAGCACTCAAACATTCTTTACAAATAAGAGAAAACATAGAACATTTAGCAGATACAAGCGAAACTCAACCACACGAAATGCCGCCAAGTTTAGTCCCAACAGATGTTTTGTACAATCTTGTTGATTGTTACAATATGTTATACAGCATACTGCTGAAACAGGACTTAACTGAAACCGGAAATACTAAAGTACCTAAAAACTTTCACTAAGGAAATAAAAAATGGCAACTTGGACCGACGAACTCAAAGAACAAGTAATTAAAATGTATCAAGACGCTGATCCCAATCCCGAGACCAGCACTGAAATTATCAAAGATATTGCTGACGAAATCGAAATGTCACCTAATGGTGTGCGTATGGTTCTCGTGCAAGCACAAGTTTATGTTAAAAAAGAAGCCGCAGCTGGTAGCAAAACTACTGCAAAGAAAGAAGGCGATGCTCCCAAGCGTGTTTCTAAAGAATCCTCAATTGCTGAGCTGAAAGCGGCTATCGAAGCCAAAGGCGCAGCTGTTGATGAGGATATTCTCGGCAAGCTCACTGGTAAAGCAGCAGTTTATTTTCTGAGCGTTATCAAGGCTTGATAAATTGGCAGCTAAATGCTGCCTTTTTCTTTTTAGGAGACCATATGGCTAGCAAACGTAGAAAAAGTGCTCTGGAAGAAGAGCGTATGACAGATGCTAATATTGAGCGAGTAATTAAGCTGCTTGATCCTAAAGAGGAAAATACCAAGCCAATTACTAAAAAAGATGCTTGTCAAGTATTGGGTATGGCGTATAATACTACTCGGTTGGGTCAAGTACTCGAAGATTACAAAGCTAAAAAGCAACGAATAGCTGAAAAGCGTGCACAACTGCGTGGCAAACCTGCTACAGAAGGCGATGTACACTATGTAATCGCCCAGTACTTAAACGGTGAAAGCGTGGACAAGATTTCCAGCAGTCTTTATCGTAGTACTCAGTTTGTTAAACGTATTTTAGAAGAACACTCAGTACCCATTCGCAGTAACAGTTACGATTATTTTAAACCTCAGCTAATTCCTGAGGGTGCAGTTCGTGATCGTTTTTCCGTTGGGGAAATTGTTTACTCCACTCGATACGACAGTAAAGCACGTGTTGATGCCGAACAAAATACTGAAAAACACGGATGGGTTTATCGTATTTGGCTTTTGAGTGAGCGTTGGCAACAATTTGCTTATCAGCCTGTATATGAATTGGCATCACTTGAACATCTTAAAGCTATTGGAGTAAAGGTATAATGGACTCAAATATACTGTACGAAAAGTTAATTGAAGAAAATATGGATAAAGGTTTTCAAGTTAAGTTAGTAGTCAACGACTTTCGCGAAACGACCTATATTCAGTTACGAAAGTATTTTTTGAGTTATGAAGGCGATTGGGTAGCAAGTCGCGAAGGTGTCAGTATACCAGCCAGTTTGGAAAACATCTATTTGCTTTTAGATGGATTACTGGACATTTGTGCCAAAGCTGAAGGCGAAGAAATTGTTCGGCATTATGCCTTAAAAGTGCTAGAACAAAAATCAGTTTAACAACTGTACACTTGATCTTTACCCTAAACTGTGGCATAATGTCTTTATGAAAACACTCGAACAATATTTAGACAACTGTAGTGCATCATACTACGCAGGCAATCCCGTCATTACTGATGAAGTTTTTGATGCATTGGCTGACTCCATTGGCTATAACAAAGTTGGTAGTCCTCAACATGAGAACGTTAAGCCACACCTTTATCCCATGCGTTCGCTTCAAAAGTTTTACCAAGGCGAGGGCAAAGCACGTCCGCTAGACGGTGTTGAAAACATTACAGTGTCTCTCAAGTTGGACGGAGCAGCTGTTAGTTTGCTTTACATTGACGGCGAAATGATACGTGCTTTAAGTCGCGGTGATGGCACAGAAGGTCAAGACATTACTGACAAGATCTTGAGCACAAATTCGTTAGTTCCGCACAAAATAAACCTTAAAGGTGTTTATCAAATCACTGGCGAGATCGTGGCTCCAAAACACATTGAAAATGCTCGTAACTATGCAGCAGGTGCACTAAACCTAAAAGACTTGTCAGAGTTTAAAACGCGTGCAATTTCATTTTTTGCGCACAGTGTTTATCCGTACCTTGATACCACATATGACGCAGACATGCGAGTTCTGCAAAAGTTAGGCTTTTCCACAGTTAAAGATTCAGAACTGGAAAAGATTTATCCCAGTGACGGCTTGGTGTTTCGTGCTAACTCAAACCAAGTGTTTAGCAGTCTGGGTTATACCAGCAAACATCCTCGCGGAGCTTACGCACTAAAAACTCGTGCTGAACACGTTGAAACAAAACTGTTGGGTGTTGAGTGGCAAGTTGGAAAAACCGGCAAAGTAACTCCGATCGCTGTCTTAGAGCCTGTATTGATTGGCGATGCAATGGTTAGCCGAGCAACGTTAAATAATCCAGGATTTATTGAAGCCCTTGGAATCGAAATTGGTGACACTGTGGCTGTTATCAGAGCCGGTGAAATCATCCCTTGTATCCTGCACAAAGTTGATGTTTGATTTTTGTTTGCGTTACCCGAGAAAAATTTTAGCTTGCAACAACCTGCTTATTCGGGTATAATATATACTTAACTCGATAGAATAATATGCGAATCGAAATTCCGAAAAATTGCCCTTGCTGCAATTATACTCTTGAGCTTGTAAATGACCAACTTTTTTGCCGTAATGGTGCCTGTAGTGCACAACTAAATAAAAAAGTAGAGCACTTTTGCAAGGCTCTTGGGCTGAAAGGATTCGGCACAAAAACTATTGAAAAGTTAAATCTTGGTGACGTTACAGAGATTTTTGCATTAAACATAGAACTTCTCACCAACCAACTTGGTAGCGAAAAAATAGCTACTAAACTGTACGATGAGATTGACCGTGCTAAAACCGCAGATTTAGCCACTGTATTGAGTAGTTTTTCAATTCCTCTTATTGGTAACACAGCCAGTAAGAAAATTGCATCTGTTGTAACCACAGTAGATGACATCAACGCCGAAACCTGTCGCCAAGCAGGATTGGGTGAAAAAGCAACCACCAATCTCATTAATTTCCTTGAGATTGATTTACCAGAAATGAGGCAATTCCTTCCCTTTAGCTTCACTTCTGACAAACAAACTGTTTCACAAACAATTGGCGAAACAGTTTGTATTACCGGCAAACTAAAAACCTTTAAAACCAAAACCTTAGCCACAGCAGCATTAACAGCCGCTGGATATAATGTAGTAGAAACTGTAACGAAAACAACAAACTATTTGGTTGACGAAGAAAACAAGGGCAGTACCAAACGAACTAAAGCCGAATCTCTCGGCATAACAATTATCCACAATCTAGAAAACTTTTTGGAAGAAAAAAACAATGACTGAAAAATCGAAAAAATGGTCGGACAATGCAGTAGCAATTCTCATGGATGTAGTTGGCAGCGAAAGCCCTGTGAGTGCTGCAACTGTTGAAGCAGCTGCAGAAGCTCTTGGTGAAGATTTTACCGTTCGTTCCGTTGCCAGTAAACTCCGTCAACTTGATCGTGAAGTAGCGTCAATGGCCAAAGAAAAGACCAGCGCATTCACCGATCGTGAAACAGCAGATTTGGCTGATTTTGTTGAAGCCAATAGTGGCGAACTGACCTATAAAGAAATCGCTGAGAGTTTTGCCGACGGCAAATTTACTGCCAAGCAAATTCAAGGCAAACTGCTTGCGCTGGAGCTGACAGGTTCTGTAAAGCCCGCAGAAAAAGTCGAAGTGGCTCGTACTTATACTGATGCTGAAGAAGCTAAGTTTATTAAGCTGGCTGCTAAAGGGTCTTACATCGAGGAAATCGCTTCTTCGCTGAACAAGACTGTTGCTTCAGTGCGCGGTAAAGCCTTGTCGCTTATGCGTAAAGGCCAAATCGACAAGATCCCTGCTCAGCGTGAGTCGCATGCTAAAGATCAGGTTGATCCCATCGTAGCACTTGGTGACAAGATCGCCACAATGACGGTTGCCGAAATCGCGGCAACAGTTGACAAGACCGAGCGCGGTCTTCGTACTCTTCTTACTCGTCGCGGCATTAATGTTGCCGACTACAAAGGCGCAGATAAGAAAGCAAAAGCAGAAGCAAAGCTGGCTGCTTGATCGACTGTAGTTAAACACTACCGTTAGGCCGGGATTTCACAAAAGTCCCGGCCTTTATTTTTTTAGGGACTTTATGAAAGTAACTATAACATATCATGACTCAGAGTCCTTTACGGTAGAAGAAGTAGTTAAACAAGCTGTTCATAACTACGGAAAACAGGCACACATTGAAGTAATGCCTGATTCTACTATAGCCTATGATCATATTTACTTTGGACTGCAACAACTTATTACTCATGAACAGCTTAGTTTGTTGTATGACAAAAACAGCAATTATCATGCAGACTTAGAAAAACTGCGAAGTGAAATACTTTACAAAGTAACAGAAATTATTGATCAAGTGATTGTAGATAATGAATCTAAAGTAGGATAAATGTGGATACATCTGCTGTTGTCTTAAACAAGCTGCTCACAGAGCAAAACTTAGAGATTTGGGCAAAACTCAAACTCGTGTTTTTAGACCCGGCATATTCCTCCCTGTATAGCGCGATTAATCGTCATTATGAAAAATACGCTGCTATACCATCGTTTGACGATCTTGAAATAACCTTGAGGGAGGGGCCGACTACTAAAACCTTAGCCACTCTCCGTCTTACAGAAGTTCCTGAAGTTAGTGCAGAAGTAGCTTTAGATGCACTGATAGATCAATACACACAAAACGAAACAGTAAAACTACTTGATAAATTTATTGACAAACTGCCTATTTACGATTCAAACGAAATAAAAGACAGTCTGGCAACAATAGCACTAACAATCGAAGAAAAGACTCATACTTCAGAAAAGGTTTTTACAATGGCAGACATGATGATGTTTCGCCATCCTGATGAACTGGAAAAAGAACGTGTTTATCTTGGCCTTAACAATACTTTTGATGCTGTGTTGGGTGGCGTTGCTCGTCAAGAGCTAGTTCTCATCGGCGGAAAACGCGGATCTGGTAAGTCTATCACTAGCAGTAATATCTTTGTTAATCAATACGAAGCTGGTAATAGCTCAATATATTTTAGCATAGAAATGACTGCGTATGAGACTATGGAGCGTAACTTAGCAATTTTAGCTAACGTTAACTTGCAAAGGTTAAAGCAACACAAGCTAACAGATGATGAAGTGTTAAGGGTTGTAAAAGCTCGTGCGGGTATGTTTCAAAGTGCTGAAACAACCATTGAAGAATTTAAAAGACATCGTGATCGTTTTAAGTTTGAAGAAAACTTAGTACGAAACCATCAACTAAAATCAGATAATCAAATGATTATTGTTGACGACAGAGACTTGACCCTAAGCAGCATCGACTTACACGTTGGCAAAGCCAAAGCAAAGTTTGGTGATAAACTAAAAGTTGTAGTTGTAGACTATATCAATCAAATCGTGTTGGAGGGGTCGGATCAGTTTGATTGGAAACCACAAATTGAAGTTTCCAAGAAATTGAAAAACCTGGCTCGTAAGTACGAAGTGGTCCTGGTTAGTCCTTATCAGATTGATGCAACCGGTGAAGCTCGTTTTGCAAAAGGCATTTTGGATGCTGCGGACATTGCGTTAGTAATGGAAGCTCACGACAAAGATCAACAAGCAATTAGTTTTGAAACTACTAAGATTCGTGGTGGTAAAGAAATGAACTTTACTTGTCCTATTGATTGGGACACACTACGAATCAGTCCACAAACAATTGAAAAGCCAGTGATTGAGCAAAAAGTCAAACGGGTTAAAAAAGATCAAAAGCAACAAGAAAATCACACAGACTTGCCTTGGGATGCTTAAATGAACGACGCAACATACGAGCTGTTACAAAAACAAGGTTTATTTATCCAGATCAGTGGCCGAGATTATGTTGTGCGTTGTTTAAATCCCGAGCACGCCGACTCAAATCCCAGCATGAGAATCGACAAGATTACAGGAGCTTTTCATTGCTTTGCATGTGGATTTAAAGGCAACATTTTTAAGCACTTTGGTGTACTTACCAATACTGTTCCTGTAAGAATAGCCAAGTTAAAAGAAAAGCTTAATGCACTGCGCACACGCCAAGATTTGGAACTGCCTGATGGCGCAGTTCCTTATAATCGAAGTTTTCGAGGTATTAGTTCTCAAACCCTAAAGCATTTTGGTGCATTTTACACAAACAAAGAAGAAAAGTTAGTTGATCGTATCTGTTTTCCTATTCGTGACATTACAGAACGTACAGTGGTATTTGTAGCTCGTCATACCATGAGTAACGGCAATCCGCGTTATGTTAACTATCCCAGCGGTGTTTCAATGCCACTATTCCCAGCAAGCGCTCCCAGGGATTGCAAGAATATTGTGTTGGTAGAAGGACTGTTTGACTTTTTAAATTTGTATGATAAGGGTTTGACAAATGCAGTTTGTTGCTTTGGTACAAACACTGTGCAAAACAACTTAAAAGAAAAGTTATTGCCATTTAAAGCTCAAGGCATCACCAAGATATACGTAATGTTTGACGGAGATGATGCAGGCCGTAAAGCTGCACGTGAATTAACACCGCTGTTAGAACAAGAAGGTTTCGCCACTGAAACAATCAATTTGCCAGACAACAAAGATCCCGGTGAATTAGACAGTTCAGAAGTCACAAGCATTAAAGAATATATCCACTAGCCCAATACGCTATAAGAAAGTATTTATGAAAAAAGTTGCCTTAATCGACAAAGCACCAAATCGCACTCGCTACAAAGATTATTTTGCATTTGAATTTGACCACTTTCACATGAGTGAAGTGCCAATTACCAAACTGTTGAAAAAAGACGTTACACTACAGTTTGATGATAGTGGTTACGACTTGGTCATATTGGTGGGGGCAGAAGCCGCCAAAGAATATGCAAAAGTTACATCAGTAACAAACTATGCAGGTCAGTTAGTAAACGATAAGTTTGTGTGTATTACCAATCCTGCAATGCTGGCATTTAAACCTGAAGGCAAACCCGACTTTGATCGTGCGTTAGACAAAATTTTAAAGTATTACAATGACGAAGCTAAAGGCCCTGTTAATGGCGATTTTGCTGGCATTGACACTGTTGATGCCGCTAAAGCATACCTACGCGAAGTGCTGGAGTCTGCTGAAGGCTATGTGGCATGGGATACTGAAACAACCGCTCTATATCCGCGTGACGGCTTTGTGTTGGGCGTATCTCTTACTTACAAAAGCCATCAGGGTCGTTATATCGTAACTGATTGTTTAGATGATGAGTGTTTGTTATTGCTACAAGAAATTGCCGATCGTTTTGTAACCGTGTTTCACAACATGAAGTTTGACTACAAAATGATTGGTTACCATCTTGGTATCAAGTTTGATCGTACCCGCGTACATGACACAATGGTAATGCATTATGTGTTAGATGAAACGGATAGTCACGGCTTAAAGCAACTTGCGCTAAAGTATACAGACTACGGTGATTATGATAGTGAACTGGACGAATTTAAGCGTGAGTATTGCAAAGCAAATTCGATGCTTCAAGAAGATTTTACTTACGATTTAATTCCGTTTGACATTATTTCACGATACGCCGCAATCGACACAGCAGTTACCTTAGAGCTTTTCAAGAAGTTTTGGCCTGTTGTGCAAAAGAACGACAAGCTGTCAAAGGTTTATACAGAAATCTTAATTCCTGGCACACTTTTCTTGATGGATATGGAAGAAGTAGGTATTCCTATTAGTCGTGAGCGCATGAAAGCAGCCGATACATACCTTTCAGAACAAATTCAACAAGCTAAACAAGCACTTTACAGCTATCCTGAAGTGCAACAGTATGAAAAAGACAGTGGAAAGATTTTTAATCCTAACTCAGTAATGCAATTGCGCGTAGTGCTATTTGACTACTTGGGATTAAATCCAACTGGAAAGAAAACGGCAACTGGTGCTGTAAGCACCGATGCCGAGGTGCTCGAACAGCTCAGCGAAGAACACGAACTGCCAAAAGCTATTTTACAAGTACGTCAACTGGGAAAAATCCAAAACACCTACATTCACAAAATCTTACCTGAATTAGATCGAGATGATCACATTCGTACTAACTTTAATCTTATTTTTACTACTAGCGGACGTTTAAGTTCGTCAGGTAAGTTTAATGCTCAGCAGATTCCGCGAGATGATCCAATTATCAAAGGTTGCATTAAGGCTCCTAAGGGATACAAGATTGTCAGCCAAGACTTAACAACAGCCGAGATGTATTATGCCGCCGTGCTCAGTGGTGATAAAAACTTGCAAAAAGTATTTTCTAGCGGCGGAGATTTTCACTCCACAATTGCGCATATGGTATTTAACTTACCCTGTGAGGTTGAACAAGTCAAAAAGTTGTATCCGGCTATGCGGCAATCGGCAAAGGCCATTAGTTTTGGTATCTTATACGGGTCAGGAGCCAAAAAAGTTTCACAAACAGTTACAAAAGCAACTGGAGAAGACTATCCTGTCGACCAAGCACAAGAGGACATTAAAGCGTACTTTACACGATTTAATAAATTGAAGCGTTGGTTGGACGATCGTAAAAACTTTATTGAACAAAACGGATTTACTTATTCGTTTTTTGGTCGTAAACGCAGACTTCCTAACGTATTTAGTACTGACAAAGGTATTGCTGCACATGAAGTACGGTCGGGAATTAACTCAGAAGTACAAAGTTTAGCTTCAGATATGAATTTGTTAGGTGCAATTGATACTGCCAAACAAATCAAACAAGAAGGTTTAGATGCTAAAATATTTATGTTGGTTCACGATAGCATTGTGGGTATTGTCAAAGATGACTGTGTAGATCGTTATTGCGAAATTTTACGAGAAAATACTCAACGCGATCGTGGGTGTACAATTGCAGGGACTCCTATTGGAGTAGATCAGGAGACGGGTGATGACTACAGTTTTGGAAAATTCGAAAAAACCTATCAGTTTGACGAATATAAACTGGCCCGTGTTTCAACTGACAACTAAGGTTCCTGAAACTATTGACGGTATAACTTTTTACAGAACAGAAAGTTACAATCGTGACACTGCTGCTTACACAGAACGTATACGTATTATTGATGATAAAAACCTGTTAGGAGAAACACTCAGTCGCAGGCGACTGCAACTGAGCTCCAAGCAGGTTCCGCTATACAAAATTAAACGAGCAGTGTACTTTATCGGAGATTTTATCAAGTTAGCCACACCCAGAATGTGGTTTATTGATAGCTCGGGAACAGTATTTCAGTACAAAAAAACCACACGCGCCAAACTGCGATTTTATAAAGTTAAAAATATTTTTCCCGTGAGTGGTATTGGTGCAGTAATAGAAGTGCAAGGTCTATCAGAACGCTTTAAAGTGCTATTTAGACCCGCAGAAGCAGAACATTGGGCTGGCATAGTTGAAGTAAATGGTTTAAAATTTTTATATGGTATTTACGACAAAAACTATGACGAAACTTGGAGGATGATATAATTGGCTAAGGCAGTTATTTCAAACAGAATATATTTGGATAATCCGGGTTCCGAACATACAAAGAAAATTATCGGCGCATTAACCTATAAGTTTACAAAAAATATAGGCAAAAGTCACATAGTTAGCACAGAAACGGTAAAAAGCTATAAAATACTAACAAGCGGAGTTTTATCCATTCCACAAGCTAGGATTGATCTAATACCAGATGGCTATGAAATTATCGACAAAAGAACTCGCAATGATATACCTTTTCCAACCCCTAAATATCCACTTAGAGAAGCGCAACAAGTGGTATTTGACAGCACTGACGATACTTGCTTTATTAATGCCCTTGTAGGCTGGGGCAAGACATTTACTGCGTTACATATAGCACGAAAACTTCAACAACGTACTTTAATTGTTACTCACACTACAGCACTGCGAGATCAGTGGTGTGAAGAAATAGAAATTTTGTATGGAACAAAGCCAGGTATTATTGGTGGTGGGCAGTACGACATTGAAGATCACTTTATTGTAGTAGGAAATATACAAAGTTTGGTAAAGTACAAAAGTGAACTAAGTAAAGAGTTCGGCACAATAATACTAGACGAAGCCCACCATTGTCCGGCCACAACTTTTACGGATTTTATAGACTCCAACTATGCTCGTTATCGTATAGCATTAAGTGGTACTATGATTCGTAAGGACGGTAAACATAAACTATTTCCTGATTATTTTGGTTCAAAAATTCATCAACCACCGCAAAGTGACACATTAACTCCAGTAGTGCGTATATTAAAACCTGGTATAACTTTAAAACCAAATGCAACTTGGGTTGAAAAAATCAATGATTTAGTACAAAAAGACAGTTACGTACGTTTTATAGCAGCTACAGCATTAGCACAAATTACTAACGGGCATTCAGTATTAGTTATCGCAGATAGAGTGGAGTTTCTAAAGCAAATTGCAGAATACATTGGAGAAACCTGTGTGTTGGTTACTGGCGAAACCAGCCTCGAAGACAGACAAACTGCCAAGGAAGAATTACTTAACAAAACAAAAATGTGTGTTGCTGGAAGTCGGCAAATCTTTTCAGAAGGATTGTCAATCAACATACTTAGTTCAGTCATTCTTGCCATCCCAATGAGTAATGATTCATTATTAGAACAAATTGTAGGACGTATTCAACGTCAACATCCCGACAAGAAAACTCCGCCTGAAGTACTTGACATACACTTTTCGGGTTGGGCTGATAAAAAACAAAATAATGATAGGCTTGCTGTATACCTGCGAAAAGGCTGGGAAGTTATTACCGTATAAAATTTTGACTTGCGATATGTGTCAAAGTTTGATATAATATGTTTTAGGGTTGAGCAATGACTCTATTTTTCAACATAGACGTCTTAGAAAAAGAAACTGATGGTGACTCACAGTATTTAATAGTTGCACTAGAACGGTGGTATAAAAAACATACAATACCAATAAATGCCAGACAGAAGTACAAGCCATTAAAAAAGTCATTATCTGGAAGCAGTTTTTTACTAAATCCAGATAAGTTTTTCAAAGACAGAAACACTGATGTTATATTTAGGGCGCAATATCTAAAATTAGCCGCAAGACGAGATTATACATTATATAAACTATACGGACTAAGAACCTTAGATTTGTCGTTTTTTCCTAATATTAACTTACAATTAATTGAAGCAAATCCATTACTATCAATTATAAAAAACAACTTACATTTTAAATACGAGGACATTTAGCAAAATGGCAATTTCATTTAAGCAAACTAAAGGCAAAGCACAGTCTAACAAAGTCGAATCATATGAATACAAAGATGGTGAGAATGTAGTTCGACTTATTGGTGGTGTATTGCCTCGATATGTTTACTGGCTAAAAGGAAGCAATAATAAAGATATTCCGGTTGAGTGCCTTGCATTTAATCGTGACAAAGAAAAGTTTGATAATTTAGAAACCGATCACGTACCCGAATTTTTTCCTGATGTTAAATGCACTTGGAGCTATTCGGTAAACTGCATTGACCCTAAATCGCAAAAAGTTGTGGCACTAAATCTGAAAAAGAAGCTGTTTGAACAAATTCTTACAGCAGCAGAAGATTTGGGCGATCCAACAGATCACGATACGGGTTGGGATGTAGTTTTCAAGCGTATTAAAACCGGCCCTCTGCCTTTTAATGTTGAGTATCAACTGCAGGTACTTCGTTGCAAGCCTCGCAAATTAACAGCTGAGGAGCGCACACTTGCTAACGGTGCAAAATCAATTGATGAAAAGTTTGTCAGACCCACAAGCGACGAAGTTCGAGCCTTGATGGAAAAGATTACTACAGCATCAGACGAAGAAAGCACAGAAGCAGAGCGTGAGGCCGTAAAAGAGCTTGACGATTAATACAATAAGCCCTGCTAGTGTATTACTATGCAGGGCTTTCTTGCCTTTAAATTATGAAAATATTATTTACAGCTGACGTACACATTAAATTAGGGCAAAAAAACGTTCCCACTCTCTGGGCGCTGAATCGTTATAAAATGATGTGGCAGCAGATCACAGATCTACAACCACGTTGTGATTTATTGGTAGTAGGTGGCGACATATTCGACAAACTACCAAATATGCAGGAGCTAGAAGTATACTTTGAGTTTGTTACAACGTGCGTAATACCGACCATCATTTACAGTGGCAATCACGAAATGATGAAAAAAGACACCACGTTTTTAACTTACTTAAAAAGCATGACTAACCGCTTAAATCCATTAGTACGGATTGTAGACGCCTGCGAAACCATTTGTGATGGAATGGTAGACATTATTCCATACAATTGTTTAAAAACCGTGGACTTTAAACAGTTTTCAGGAAAAGTGTTAATGACTCATGTGCGTGGAGAAATCCCACCACACGTTAAAGCTGAAATTCCCATTGAAAATTTTAGTCAATGGGACGTGGTACTTGCAGGAGATTTACACAGTTATGAAAATTGCCAAGCTAATATTTTGTATCCTGGTAGTCCTGCCACTACTAGTTTTCACCGTAATTTGGTTGACACCGGGGTTATTGAGTTTGATGTTAATACACAAAACCATGTCTGGCATAAGCTCAACTTACCGCAGCTTCTTAGAGAAACGGTAACTGCTGGAGATCCTACGCCGGCCACTGATTATCATCATACAGTTTATGAGGTTGAGGGCGATTTGGCAAGTTTAAGTCAAATGGTTGATAGTGAGTTAGTGGACAAAAAAGTAGTAAAACGCAATACCGATACCGCGCTTATTTTAGATGGTGAAATGACGCTATCAGAAGAAGTTCGTGAGTATTTAACATACATATTACAGCTTCCCGAAGAGACCATTTCAAAAGCATTAATGGAATTAAACAACTATGAGTCACGATTACAAAATTGAAATTTACAGCCAGAAAAATTGTGCTGGCTGTAAACAAGCAAAGCAAATACTAACAGACAGAAAAATGTTGTTCAAAGAGTTTTTGATTGATGACAACGAACAACACAAGCAAGAACTCTTCGATAGATTGCCCAACTGTCGTACAGTTCCACAGGTATTTATTGGCGGCAAACATATTGGTGGGTTGGAAGAGCTAGTAAAGGAATTGCACAGTAATGATTACTCTTAAAGAGTTACGTTGGGCTAATGCATTTTCTTACGGTGACAACAATTCTATACGATTTGATACAGCTCAGATTACGCAGTTAGTAGGTAAGAACGGTCATGGAAAAAGTTCGATAGCACTAATCTTAGAAGAAGTGTTATTCAACAAGAACTCAAAAAACATTAAAAAGTCTGATATTCTTAATCGTTATGTAAAAGATAAGAACTACTGGATAGAATTAGACTTTGATCGTGATGATAAGACTTACACCATTAAAACAGTGCGCGGAAGTACTCAAAATGTAAAACTGTACAGAAATGGCGTAGACATCAGCTCGCACACTGCAACCAGCACTTATAAAACTATTGAAGAACTAATTGGCATGGATCATAAAGCCTTTTCTCAAATAGTTTATCAAAGTAATGCGTCAAGCCTAGAGTTTTTAACTGCTACCGACACTCATCGTAAAAAGTTTTTAATGGATTTTTTCGATTTAGAGATTTATACTAAAGCAGCCGATCTGTTTAAAGAACTGTCAAGTGAACTAAACAAAGACATTGCGGTTGCAGAAGCAAAAGTAAGCACAGTTAGCAGTTGGCTAGAAAAATATGGTAACACTGATCTTTCAATGAAAAGCACTGTTGAAGTACCTGAATTGGATAACAGCTATGTCAAAACTGTTGACGAACTAACACAACAAATAAACAATGTGGAATCAATCAATAAAAAGATTGGTCAAAACAAAGTTTATAAAAAGCTGCAAAACGACATTGTGTTGAGTGTAATTCCTGAAAAACCCGACGATTCAGAGATTGCCGAACTAAAAACCACTGTTGCTTTATACAATAAAAGCACGTTAGATGCACAAGCTTTTATTAAAAAGATGAAAGCCCTACACGGTACTTGTCCTACTTGTTTAAGCAATATTGATGATAGTAAAGTACAAGAGTTAGTAGTAAACAATCAAGCTACAGTAAATTCAAACGCAGTAAAAACTCAAGAACTTGATGCTCGTATTAAACAATTGTTGCAGTTAAAAACAAACTATGAAACAGCAATTAAATCTCAAGAAGATTGGGAAAAGTACCATCGTTTGATTGATGTTAAATTGGATGATGTTTTAATAGACAAGCAAGAGCTGCAAACCCAAGTTGAGAGTTTAACTAAAAAGATTGATGTTGCCAAGCGCAAGATTAAAGAAGCGCAAGAAACCAACCGACAAATTGAAGCACATAATGCCCGAGTAGAAACCGTAGCCAAGCAACTGGTAGAGTTTAATGCCGAACTAGAAACGCATTCCGAGATTTTACACAATCTTTCAGAACGCATGGCAGTGCTAAATGTGCTAACCAAAACATTTAGTACGAATGGTTTGGTTGCGTACAAAATAGAAAGTTTAGTAAAAGATTTGGAAGCTCTTACAAACGAGTATTTAGTCGATCTGTCAGACGGTCGCTTTCAAATTACTTTTCAAGTTAGTAGTCGTGATAAATTAAATGTTGTTATTACCGACAATGGTAAAGACATTGACATCATGGCACTAAGTGGAGGTGAGCGAGCCCGAGTTAACGCCGCGACGCTTTTAGCAATTCGCAAACTCATGCAATCGCTTTCCAGTTCTAGAATCAATTTATTGATTTTGGACGAAACCGTTGAAGCCTTAGACGTAGACGGAAAAGAAAAACTTATTGAAACGCTTTTAAAAGAAGATAGTTTAAATACGTTTTTAGTTAGTCATGGATTTACTCATCCACTGTTAGAAAAAGTGTTTGTAGTAAAAAATCAAAACATTTCAAAAATAGAGGTTTAATTATGATTCGAATCGAATATGTTTCACCAAGTGCAGATATTGCAATTACCTGCAATGGTTCTACTGGCGGAGTTACTGCGCTGCATGCAAATCGTCGATATGCTGAAGATGAGGCAGAAACTATTGTAGTAAATGCTGGTATGTTGGTATACTCTTGTGAAGATGGTAGTTTTGTGGTATTAACAACTGGCACCAAAAAAGCCGTATTTGACGTTAGTGCACCTGCTGTAGCCCCCGCACCTGCAGAACCTGTGTTTGCAGCTCCTGAAGCTCCTGCTGTGTAAAAATGACAGTTGATAGTCGAGCCAAAGGTGCTCGCACTGAAACCGTAGTACGAGATCTACTGAAAAAGTACACTGGTTTGGGTTGGGAAAGAGTGCCTGGTTCAGGCGCTCTTGACCCTAAACATAAGCTAAAAGGCGATTTGTACGTGCCTGATCGCGGCAATGTTTACTGTGTAGAAGTAAAAGGCTACGCAGACGACCACGTATCCAGCGCAATCTTAACCAGCAAAACTCCACAGATCATAGAATTTTGGCAACAAACTGTTCGTCAAGGCATCCAAGTTGATCGCAAACCATTGTTAATATTCAAACACGATCGTTCTAAAATATTTGTTTGTTTTGACGATATGCCTGATACAGACACTTATCGCTATTTATACGTAAACGTTCCACCTTATCAGTTTTGGATTGCTGTTCTTGATGATTGGATAACGCACGAAAAACCAAAATTTGTGAGTTGACAAAACAACCAAACTTTGATATAATGTTTGTTGATAAGCAAAGTAAACAAAAATGATCACATTTAAAAAAATTGGTGAAGCTGGAAACAACGTTTTAGTTGTAGACGCACTAAACTTGGCTTTTCGCTGGAAACATCAAGGTGCAACAGACTTTTCGGAAGACTATTGCCGGACTGTTGACAGTTTAAAGAAAAGCTACAAAGCAAAATCAGTATTAATCACAAGCGATAAGGGTAGTTCAACTTACCGAAAAACTCTTTATCCACAATACAAACAAAATCGTAAAGATAAGTTTGATCTTCAAACTGAAACCGAACGATTACAGTTTGAAATGTTTTTTGAAGAATATGAACACACACTAGACACACTGAGTGAGCGTTATCCTGTAGTACGTTTTCAAGGCGTAGAGGCAGACGATATTGCTGCTTATGTTGTCAGTCAACGTGCTAAACTTGGCATGGACCACATGTGGCTAATTTCCAGCGATCGTGACTGGGAT